AGAGGTTCTTAAAACCCTAAATATGGTTGGAGACATAGCTGCAGCATCAGGTAAAAGTATTAAAGATGTTATGCTTCCTGTCATGAAAGCACTTGGAAAAGGAAAGGTTCAGGGCGAAATCTTTGATATGATAGGTGAAAAAGGTATTCCAATTCTACAAGTTATGGCCAAACAGTTTGGAATAACAACAGCAGAGGTCCAGAAATTGGGAGAGAAGGGTAAAATATCTACAGTTCATTTGCTGAAAGCCTTAGAGATCATGACTTCAAAGGGTGGATATGCCTACCGAGGTATGATTTTGCAAAGCAAAACATTTGGTGGAATAATATCTACACTTAGAGATGTTTTAATGCTGACAGCAGCTGAATTCGGAAACGTCATGCTTCCGTATGCAAAAAAGTTTGGAATTTTCCTTACCGATTTTCTGTTAAAAGTAAAAGAATTTGCAAAGCAAAATCCTGAAATAGTAAAGTTCGGTCTTGTGTTCGCAGGAATTCTAGCAACAATAGGACCCATAGCTTTAGCCTTAGGAAGTATGGTGGGCAGCATCTTAGCCATAAAAGCAGCCATGGCAAGTACCGTAGTGGCTCAATTGTTTACCGGGTCAGCAGCAGTGGGAGTAGCATCAATCGCCGCCACAATATTGTTAGTAGTCTTAGCATTTGCGGCATTAATAAACACATTCAGACTCCTATATGAGGCAAGGCACGATATTAAATATGTGTGGGATAAAATGGGAACAGTGGGTCACTGGGTTGTAGCCGCACCAATAATGTTAGTTGTTACAGCATTTAAGGCATTAATAAACACATTCAGACTCCTACCTGCAGCATGGGAAAATATTAAATATATATGGGATAAATTTAAGAAAATAAAATTCATAGCCGACACCATAACAGTTCTAACTTCTGCAATAGAAGCATTGGTAAGCGTAATGCAAATTGCCGGAGATATATTTGACCAAATGTTTTCTAATATACCTGATATAGCTTCTTTAGGATTAGGTATGGGCAAAATGGCGGAGTTTGCAACTGGCCCAAAAATGACAGCAGAAGAATATAAGAATAACGCAGATTCATTAAAATTTAATGCTAAATTTGAATTCAAGGATCCAGGAAAATTCCTTAAAGAATATTACACATCAGCTAAAGTATCAAAAGGCGGTCTTGGTAAATCAGTATCAGAAGTTGGAGGGGGATAATGTTAGAAAAACTACTGCAGGCAAGTTTTAGAGGCGTTCCTTTTCTTGTGAAAGGACGAACAAGCGAGGACGAAGGGCGTAAAACTGTCACACACCCATACCCCAATTCTGATAATAGATTCACAGAAGACCTTGGCAATGATGATCCTATATACGAGATAACAGGTTTTGTTAGCGGTACGGACTGGCAGGAACAACGAACCAATCTACGCGAGGCATTAAACCAGGAAGGCACAGGAATACTTGTACACCCTTTTTACGGTCAAATTGAAGTAATAGCCAACAAATATAAAATTTCTCATGATATGGGAAAAATTGGGATTGTAGAATTTCAAATGAAGTTTGAGGTTTCAAGCCTTAATATAGTGCCGCAGCCAACAGCCGGATTAGAAGGACAAATCACAGTCGGAACAGAAAACGTGAACACTGAAATAGATGCTGATATTGAAGACAAGTTTACAGTTTCTCTAAACAGCACTAAAAACTTCGAGAATGCGACATCAAAACTTGACGGAATAGCTGACATCTACGAAAGCGTGGCCCAGACGGTAACTCAAACCCAGGATAAAATAGACGAATTTAATAAAGATATTGCAGACTTTAGGGACGATATCGCAGCATTAATTCAACAGCCAGGAGCCATGGCTGAAATCCTACGAAAACTATCGGACAATATATCAAGTCTTTCGGAAGACCCTTTCCAACAGTTCGAGGTTTTGGGTAAACTTTTCGATTTCGGAAACACAGACATTATTCCTGCAGCTATTACATATTGGCGAGAGCAAAACGACCAAAACATTTCAACGCTGAATAATTCAGTCCAAACCTCGGCATTAAGCGAAGCCTATTCAATTATCCCTGAAATGGAATTTACAACAGAAGACCAATTGAATGAGATTAAACTTGCCCTTGAAGCACAATTCGAAAATATAAGAGACGGGATTTCCGAAAGCGTATACAGTAAATTATCAGAATTGCGAACAATAGCTTCCGAGTATTTCCAAGACGTATTATTAACAACTTCAAAAATTGTAGAAATTGACGTAACGGCTAAACCATTAAGCATTCTTGCTTATCAATATTACGGAGACACAGATAAAACCGAAGATTTAATGACGGAAAATAGCCTAACAAATAGCGAAAGGGTTGAGGGTCCGGTAAGTATATTTACAGATGAATAAGATAATTATTGAAATCGACGGCAAAAGGTATGAAGGGTGGACTAACATGGAATCCAGTAGCGGTATGGACGAAATAGCAGGAACTTTCCAATTTACAGCAACTGCATCAATGCAAAGCAGCTTTCCGATAAAAAATGGAGCAGGTGCTAAAGTGTTTGTTAATGGAACACAGACCCATGCCGGGAACGTCGAAACAGTTGTTGTGGCATATACCGCTATTGACCATAGAATAAGTATTTCCGGAAGAGATATAACCGGAGACATAGTTGACAGCAAGCTTTCCAAAAGCATAGAATTCACTAAAAACACTACCCTTGTTTCTGTAATAGAAAAAGCCTTAGCGGATCTAAATTTTGACCTTAAAGTAGAAAATACCGCCGGAGATATTGAACCATTTGCCTTAAACGAACTTGTTTCCTCTACAATTGGAGAGGGGGCATTCGAGTTTATGAGTAAGTATGCACAAAAACGTCAGGTACTTTTAGGATTTAACGGAATTGATACCATACAGATTTTTAGAGCAAGCCAGGAAAAACTTCCGGTTAAGTTAACGAATAAGATCGGAGCAAAAGACAATAATATTTTAAACGCAACTGTAATCTATGACCAGGTTAATAGATTTAATAAAGTTCAAATTTTCTCACAAGATAATACTGTACAGAGTGAGGCCTCCCCTTCTGAAACAGTTGATAAAACCACAGTTCAATTTGACACACAAATAAGAAGCAGCAGACAGACATCATATGTTATAGGCAATACCTTAAACCAAACAGACGGCCAGAAATTGGCAGACTGGTATGTTAATATCGCTAGAGGACGATCCATAACTTACCAGGCTAATGTTCAGGGGTTCGAATATGCCACAGGCGAAATTTGGAAGAAAAACAAGCTTGTAAGAGTTGAGGACGATTTCGCGAACATTTATTCCTATATGCTTATAAGAAAAGTTAATTTTATACAATCAAGTGCAGGAACATTCACGGTATTGGAATTAGTTCCGCCAGACGCCTTCACACTAAAACCAAATATTGTGCAGGAAAACTTTAATCAGGTTGGATTATGAACAAATTTGTAAATTTAATAAAAAGAGCAATGACCACCTTAAAGCAGGACACTACAGGAAAATACCCTCGTGTCCAATGTACTTATTTTGGTAAAACAAAAATAGCACAGGTTCTTAGCCCATATGGATTATACGGGTCACTCCCGGTAGGATCATTGCTTTTGCTTTTCAACACAATGGGCGAAGAGGAAAAGGCGGTCGGAATAGGGGAATGCCCGGAAAAAACATTCAACAATCTAAAGGAAGGCGAGGTAATTGTTGGCAACCCAGTAACCGGCAGCTTCATAAAATTTAATTCAGAAGGAAATATAGAAATTTTATCCGGGGATATAACAGTAACCGGAAATGACGTGCAAATTACTGCTGAAAATGTTAAAGTAGAAGCAACAAATGTTGAAATAGAAGCAACGAATGTTGAAATAAAAGCAGACACGGACATTAAAGGTAAGACTAATTTAGGAATCGGCGGACAGCCAATAGCAAGGCAAGGCGACACAGTTCAGGTGGACCCTATTACGCATAGCGGAACAATAACAAGTGGTTCAATAAATAACCGGAGCAATTAATGCCAGAATTAAAACTCGAAAAAAACACAACAGTATACGACTTAATCCTAACCGACGAAGGAGACTTCAAGGAAGACGAAAGTTTCGACACGGTAATAGAAGTTTCATTATTTACCGATGCCAGGGCTTCTGCTTCTGAAATATCACAGCCGCAATACCGTAGAGGTTTTTGGGGCGACGAAGTTTTTAATGACAATAGAAAAACCGGTTCAAAGCTGTGGGTATTGTCCCAGGCACGACGTACAGAAGAAAATTTGGTAAAAGCAGTTGATTATGTGCTACAATCTTTATCATGGCTTAAAGAAGACGGTTATTTAAAAGACATAAAAGCCGAAGCAATTTATACAGGCAGTGGAACCCTACGTATAGATTTATATTTATACCGATTTGACGATAAAGTTACACACAAATTTTACGAACGGTGGGAACAAACATGAGCATAGAAACCCCTACACGAAAGAATGTATCAGACAAATTTAGGAACGACGTTCAAAGCGAACTTCCTGACAGTAATCCCTTTCTTAAAAACAGTTTTATAAACGCAATGATAGTCGGCCTTTCCGGAAGGGTTTTTGACTATTATTTACAGCTCAACAATTTTTTATTCCCAAACCTTTTCCCAGATACGGCCACAGGATCATATTTAGAAAGGTGGGGATCTTATATGGCCATAACCAGGAACCCGGCAATACAAGCCATTGGAAACATTACTTGTATAGGAACCGCAGGAACAAGCGTAGCAGCCGGAACACAATTCCAAAACAGCAATTCAATATCTTTTCTGACGACCCAAACAGGGGTGGTCGCAGCGGAAGTAGTCAACGTCTCCAACATTTCCTTAGTTGGCTTAACCGCAACCGCAACCACCCCGACCTCTCACGGTCTTACCACAGGCCTGACGGTAACGATAGCCGGAGCAAACGAAACAGATTATAACGGGGATTTTGTGATAGCCGTACAAGACGAAACTACTTTCTCATATTCAATAACAGGAACGCCGGCAACCCCGGCAACAGGAACCATAACGGCATCAGCAGATATGATTTCGCTACCGGTTCAAGCCGTAGAATATGGCACAGACGGGAATTCACTTAAAGGCGAACAACTTACAATAAGCACGCCGATAG